CCCCTTTGACACAATGTTGAATCGGTTCAACACGGTGTTGCTGACCAACTGGTAGACAAACGGGTTACGCGAGATGTCCGACCGGAGGTCAGAACACATGGACGTCGCGGCAGCGGAAGCGTTTGGCGTAGGTGCTACTTGCGCCCACATCAATCGGTCGATGACTTTCTTGAACGTGTTAGCCATGTTAAATCCTCAAGTAATGCGTGATCGGACGCAATCCGACCAGGCAGAAAGGTTTGCTCCGTAAACTTGGATGCGACCCTGCAATGTATCAATCGTCGAAAGGTTAGTGACCGTCGCGCAGGTGGTGACGGTGGTGACCGTGGTGACGGTGGTCACGGTTGTGACGGTGCCGGATTCCAGCACCGCCGTGACCCTGCCGCGCTGCAAGGACTTGTCATAGCCCATTGGCGCGTTGAAATAGTTCAACATGCGCGTCAGCAGCGTTACCATGCTTTGCCGGGTGTCCTCAGCAGTGGCGTCAACCACCGGCATCGGGTTCGCAGATGACACGTCAACGGCCGATCCGTCCGCGCCGAATGTCGGCTTGATGCGCTGATACAGCACCCCGCCAATGTCATCGGCTGCGACGGTTGCGCCGCTTCCTGGTGTATAGCCTACGTTATCCGCCATGCGTCACCCTTACGTGTACTGAAGGTATATGTCGCCATCACTGCCTCCGGTCGGCGCGGCCGTGCCGGAGGTGATGGTTTTCTGTGCGGTTAGATTACTACGCGCGGTCGCCGCATCGGTCGCGCCTGTGCCGCCATTCGCTACGGCCACCGTGCCGGTTACGTTCGCAGCCGTGCCGGTGGTGTTTTGGTTCAAGGTCGGCACGTCTGCGGCTTGAATGGCCGACATCACCACATTGGTGCCGTTGCCTCGCAGATACTGGCCGCTTGTGACTGCGCCAGCAAACGCATTGATCGCAGCCTGCGCGCTCGTCTGTCCGCTGCCGCCGTTCGCAATCGCTACTGTTCCGGTGACGTTTGACGCCGTGCCGGTCGTATTCTGGTTGAGCGTCGGAATGTCCGATGCCACTAGAGCGCGGAAAGACGGCACGCCAGCAGACCCAGACGGTGCTGCATAAACGTATGCCTGCGTTTGCGAGCCAAACGGCGCGAGGTAGTCTGTCCCAGCCGAGGCGGCAGTAAACGCCGACGTCCCGTTGCCCTTCACTATTCCGGTGAGCGTAGCGGCCCCTGTGCCACCGTTGGCAACAGCCACAATCCCTGTGACATTGGCGGCATTGCCGCTAATGTTTCCAGAAACCTTAGTGCCGGATAATGACGTGATCCATGACGGGTCGGCATAACTTCCGCTTGTATATACCCCGTTGGTCACCGTTCCGGCGTTGCCGGACACCGAAATTGACCATGTACCGCTTGCTCCGGTGCCGTCCGTAGCAGGCACCCCAAGCGCAGTGCGCGCTCCGCTTTGTGTGGTGGCTCCTGTGCCTCCGTTAGCGACAGCCAGTGTGCCAGCAAGGGTTATCGTCCCGGCCCCTGTAATCGGCCCTCCGGACGTTGTGAGACCCGTTGTGCCGCCGCTGACATCAACGCTTGTGACTGTTCCAGAGCCGCCGCCAGTGGCCGCGAGCGTGCCACCCGTGAAGGTCAAGCCAGAACCTACGGTTATTTCCTCCACCGCTCCGGTGCTGGCCGTCGTGCGACCGAGCAGGCGCGCACTCGACATCGTGATGCCGGAGGCAGTGACCGCGCCGGAGCCTGCGGCGCTTAGATTGCTGCGCGCCGTGGCGGCATCCGTGGCCCCTGTGCCACCGCTCGCAACCGCAAGCGTGCCCGCAATCGTAATCGTCCCTGCGCCCGTGATCGGCCCGCCGCTGGTGGTAAGCCCAGTGCTGCCACCGCTCACCTCAACGCTTGTCACCGTGCCGCTATTGATCGCGGCAATCGTCGCGCTGCCCGCACCGTTCGTAATCGAGATGCCCGTGCCCGCCGTGAGGTTGGCATTCTTCCAAAGGCTCGTGGCGGCATCGTAAATAATCAACTGCCCATTGGCGGGCGAGTTGATTTGCACATCGTGGATTTCGTCCAGTTCGTAGCCGTTTTGCACGCGGACATAAATCTGCCCGTTTCCGTTGTTGGCTCGCTCGACCACGCCAACATAAACCATGTGGTTTGGTGCTTTCGGCTTTGTCGACGTAAGCGTTCCAGCAGTCGCGCCGAGGTACAGCGTGTCGCCTTCGTTATATGCGCTCGTGTCGATCTTATCGAGCACGCCTTGGCAGATGATTAGACCGTTTGCGCCAGAGGCGATGCTTTCCGCTGCGAGTCCAAATGTTTTGGCAGAGGTCGCGTCCGTAGTGTTGTAGGCCAGTTTGACCGATGCCTTGTTGCCCGTCGCTTGGTACAGATAGACCGGCTTACCCTTGGCAATCGTCGAGCCTTCTGCGTTGTGAACATAGGCATACAGCGTCTGCCCAAGTTCGGCCTGTACGTTGCCGCCGACCATGCCGATCTGCACTGTGCCGGTGTCGGGATTCCACGCCAGTCGTCGCTCGGCATCCGTGGCACCAGCCGCTGCGAAGTCAATAAACGTCGGCGTCTGAATCGCGCCTGTAATACCGCCGAGCGAGGTGATCGACGTATTCGCGCCGCCCATCACCGGGCCGGGAATGCTTACAAGTACGGTTTGCGTGGTCTCCTCGACCTCAACCGCCCACGGTTGCTCCGTGACTTGTACGGTAGTCACGCTCACCGCGTAACCTCCGCGTCAATCACGAAACAACCTTGCAGCACGCGATACACCGTCGAACTAAAAACCAACTCAAGGTCATAAACGTAATCGCCCGCCTCAATAGCGGCCGTCTGCGTAGCCGTCGCTAAAAGGTCGATAGTCCCAGCCGTGCCACCGAGTGTTATGCCGCCGTTCTCGGTCGTCAGCGATAGCGCGACAATGCTCGAATCCGCCGTCGAGCGTACTTGCATTCGCGCGGTGTAACTCGTCAAGTCAACGGGCACTTGGTTAGAGTCGCGCCATTTCACCTGTCTTGTAAACGTCGCGCCCTGCTCGCAAAGGAAATCGTAATGGCCTGCCATTATGCTCCCTCCTGCGGTATCGGCTGCTGCACCGGCTGCGTAGTCGTGTTGCCGGAAAGGTTAATACCCATCGCGGCAATCATTTCTTCCTCAGCGCGTCGTTCGGTCAGCACGTCCTCAATGTCTAACCCACGCTCGGCCAACGCCTGCGTGCGGGTCATCAATCCGTTATTAATGGCGACAATCTGCGCCTCAGCCTCATTGCGCGGGTCTACCCACTGCCAACCGCGCGGCACCCACTGCGTCGCAGAAAATTTCCAATATTTCGCGGCCGGGAGATTGACAACGCCAGAGTCCAGCGTCTGCCGCAGCCAGCGCAGATACACAGGCTGGCAGAAATGGTCGATCATCCAATGCTGAACCATGCGCCAGTAATCGCGCTCCTCAAGCAAGCCCTGCCGAATGCTTGAGTACGACACCGCCTCAAGATCATTCGCCAGCGACGTATACGACACGCCTAGGCCCGATGCGATACCGCGCAACATCGCCTTCTCAAAGTCTCGAAAAGCAGTGCTAGGGTGCTGCGGATCGTATGGCTTGAAGTCCACGCCTGCGGGCAGTTGGTTAAACGTACCCGGTTGCATATCCATCTGCAACGAGCCATCGCCCAGCGGGCCGTCCGCCTGGTACTCATCGCCGCTTTCGCTGACAAAGAATCCCATCTTGCTGGCCGATACGCGCGCGGCAATCAGTTCCGCTTCCTCGTATCCGCCGAGCATCTTCAAGCGCGTCATCGCGGTAGCCGTCCACGGCGCACCGCGAGTCTGCCCGATTCGATCCGCGCGGAACGAGTGCAGCATACGATCTGCTGGGATTCTGACTTCCTTGTTCGATTGGCCCATCCCGATCTGGTAATCGTCGGGATGTCGCGTGCGGACGTAGTACGCAATCGGTCGCCCTGCCGGGTCAACCTCAACGCCCATCCTTATCTGGTTCCCGTTCGCCAAGACTTCGTTCTTGTCTTGATCGATCAAGTCGGCATCAATAAACTGCAACCGGAACCGATACGGATTGGCATTGTCCTCGACAAACAATACAAAGCATTCGCCATCGCGCGCGACAGACTCAATGAATACGCGCTGCGCGTCCACCCACGACAACTTGCCATCGACCGTGCAAACGCCAGGCATACCCCAAGCGTAGAACGCCGCCTCGAGTTGCTGGTTAGCAACTTGGTCGAGGACTTGATTAGACTCGCGCGCGCGCACCTGTAGCGTGATGCCCCTCGGCCCCACCACGTTGGCAGAAACTAGGTTCAGATACCGTCGCGCATAGTCGTTATTCTGGCAAAGGTCGCGCGAGCGTGAGCGCATCACCTTGAGCGCATATCGTAAATCACTATCCGCCGAGCGTGCGGCTGTTACCCAGTCGCTATACAGTCGGCCTTGGTTCGCTGCCTCAAACGCGCGGCGCTTGGGCGGCTGAGGTTTCCGCTTCAAAAAGTCCAGTATCTTCATGCGGTAAACCTCACCCGAATAATAGACGATGTACGCATCCCGCGCGCCATCTCCTCGGCTTGTCGCTCGCGCGTAACCTCGCCCTTCAGCCGGTCGCGCTCCACAAGCAAGTCCGCCCTATTCCACCGCGACAACGACCGGCCCGCAATCGAGTATGACGCCGCTGTAATGTTGTTGGGGTCTTTTAGATACGCCTCGATGTTATCAAGCGCGATCTGTGCAAACGAGCGCGGGTCTTCCGAGGATTGCGCGCGGTTGGGCGCAACGTCCATCACGCCCTTTCCGACCTCGATGCGCGCAGAGTCAGAAATCCGCGTTATGTAAGCGAACCAGTGATAACGTCCCGGTTGATAGTCGTCAGTCGTTGTCGATGCAACCTCGACTGTGTAGCCAGTTGCGGCCCCTGTTGCGCTGATCGCAATGCGCTCGCCCGTGATCTCGCGACGCAGTACATACGACAGCGAGTAGGCCGTGTGCGGGTAGTCGTTCGTCAAGTCCTCGCGCACCCATGCCCAGCGGTCGCCCACTTGCAGCGAGGTCGGCTCGAGTTTGGGGTAGTTCGTGGAATCAAAAAGATTAGCCATAGACCACCCCGCTCGACTTACTGCTTCGGCGCGTCATCTTTCGGCAGATGCGGCTCGACCTGTTCGCGCAATTTTAACCACAAGCCATGCGCGTTGGAGGATGTCGGCAACTGGCCGAGCATATTCACGATTGCCACGGCCTCGGAAAGTTCAACCTTCAACTCGATCTCTTGCATTACTGCACCCACGGGAGCGGAGGATACACAATAGGCGGATTCTTCTGGTTCTCGATCTGCTGCGCTACCGCTGCTTCTGCGGAGTCCTTGTCTACACCGCTTGCCCAGATCCACCCGAGCACCTGGTCTTTGGTGAGGTCGGCATACGGTGTAAACGATTCGCCCGACGGCTGAAAAGAGGCAGTGCTGTAGACCGATCCGCTGTATTCGCCGTCAGTGCCGGACAACTGCCAATGAGCCACGATGACGTAATCCGCTCCCTGCTCGGACTGCGGCAGGCAGTCGAGACGGGAAATGTTCCAGTTGTAGTCAATCATTTTTTGATTTCCCAATAATTGCGATTAACGACATACGCATACACCACACACGCCGCGAGCGTGAGCATCCACGAATCGGCGTACCACAAAGCCCACACCCCCGCCAACTTGGTTGCTACCATCACGGCCAGCGGGTCGAACTTGGCAAAGAGTTTCGCCAGCACGGGGTTTAACTCACGCCCGCCTTGCTTGAGTACCGTCAGCGTCGTGTAAACGTCAGCGGCTTGCAGCAGGACATAGAGGA